CTACATTGATGTCTATTATGATTGCCTTAGGTGATATGGTGGAAACCAGAAACATCCCTGAAGGCTTAACCCTAGAACAAGTTATTGAAAGCATGGCATCAAACATTTATGACAACATCAAACAAACTGAACCTGAGTGAACTCAAAAAACAGTTGAACAAAATGGAAAAAGAACTAGAATCCTTAGGTTCACCAATGACACACATACGCAAAATACATGACCTAGAATCATCATTCAAATGGTTAGAGAAACATAGGACTTCTAGTGATGAGTGAGTTTGACTTTGACCCTGATGACATGAGCGAACTTGAAGGTATCTTTGCTGAAATGATATCTGATAACGAAGATGGTTTCCTTATGGAGTTCGGCATAAGCCGACTCGCCGCTAAAGAACTAGTTGACCTATGGTATAAATCTGTTGGCGGGGACAAAGAAGCCCAAGTAGCATCATGGGCGGAATACACCAAGATTATAATTCAACTTAAAGAAGCATTAAGCGGAGACAACTAAGGTTGTTCTGGCTCAGGGTTAGCAATCTTTTGACCGCTAATTTGCTCCAAATCTTTAAGCAAATCTTTAACACCAAACTGTCTGCGGATTGCCTCACCACGCTGTTGCTCAGGACCAATCTCTCTAACGGGAATACCAAACCAGTTAAAAATAGATGAACGCCAACGCTCCTCAAGCGTGTCTTTGCCGCCCAGTTTGCCACCAGACAAACGGAAAGCCTGAGCCAACGGTGGTAACGCCTGCTCAATCGTATATATGACCCGTGGGTCCATTAACAGTTTGCCGTTCTTGTCCCTGCTGGTCATCCATGAGCCAGTTAAATCTTCCATGAACCTAGCAACAACACCATCAACATAACCGCTGGTGGCTTTGTCGGCTCCGAAAGGACCGACATCAATACCTAGTTGTCGTTTAGCCAACCAAGTTTCAACAGGAACCTTAATAACAGGTGAAGCCTGACCCAACAACTTAACAGGATTAGCGATATCCATCATGTTTTTTTGCAACTTAGTCCAAGGCAAATCAGGTGTTAACACCATACCTGCCGCCACACCCAAAGGACCTTGGTCAGCAATCCACTTAGGAATATACTGTTCAGAGTTAGTCGGGAACTCTTTCTTTATACGCTCGTACTCGTAATAAACTTTCGGGCGTTGAATAATCTGCCCAACCTGCAAAGGAATGTTACGGCTAGTCCAAATCCAAAATGGAACATAACGCTTCATCTTTTCATCCACCTTGGACAAATCGCTATAATCAAAGTGGACTCGTGTAATGCGGGCTACAGCCTCATCAAACGACATTCCCTTACGAACAGAGTCAATAGCCATAGGAATACGAACAGCACGCTCAACAAAATCATTTTTTCTGGCAAAAAACTTTAGATAACCATTATCCGCACGGCGAATAATGTTTCCCTTTGGACCCGCCAAACCAACGCTAGGCAAAGCCATATCATCAGAAACACCACGACCACTAGCGGCAACAATTTTTTCAATCAACTCTGCCTCAGCAATAGCATCAGGGTCTGTTATGCCCGACCTTTCCATCCAACTACCATAGTTAATATCATTGCGGGTTCGCCTTAAGGAGTCATGTTGGGCAATAGCCCAACGCAAACCTTCAGCCATGTGAGCATTGGACACGCCATCAGCATAGTTCATAACTTGTGCCGATAAACCGTTACGAACAAAGAAACCGATAGAAGCAGTAACACGCTTCTTCCATTGTGCGTTAAACGCATCCATCATCTTGAAGAATGGTCCAGCCTCCTTGGCATCATACAACTTCTTAAGGTTCGGCTCCCACATTTGTGCAACCTCATTAGGAACCTGAACACCCAAGCCCTTTAGTTCCTTCCAACCTTTTTCTGCCATATCATAAATATATTTACCTCTTATACCAGCCTCAGCCTCCGACAACTTGAAAGCAGTATCAGACAATTCACTAGTTACCTTAGCCAATGCTGCCTCATCAGCAAACACCATAGTCATAACACGCTCAAACGCTTCCTTAACCTCTGGAATATCATTAAGCAAACTGCTACTAGACATAACACGCTGCACATCACGAACCCAAGCAGCATTAGAAGCAGCAGTAGAACCCTTAGCAGGCTTAGCAGATAACAGCATTGTCATATCCTGAATTTCTTGCCGCAACAATTGACCAGTGGTTGTGTCCCAGTTAACAAGGGTTTGTGCGTTATCCAACAACATTGGCAGACGCTCCTCATAGGTTAACCGCTGGGCGTTCAAAGCCGCTTCGCTGCCATAAGTTTCCTCAACAACACGCTTAACTTGCTTATCAATATTATCGTATTGTTTGGCAATGAAATCGTCAGCCTTAGCCAACTCTTTGCGTGCCCGCTTAACGGGCACATTAGCACCATTAATGACAACACTATTGGAAGCCTTAACTTGATTAATTCTTTCAATGATTGGGTCTGGGGTTAGCGAGGACAACTCATCCTCAAGACCCTTACGAGCCTGAGCAACAGCCATGGTGTCCAAACCTTGCTGCTTTAACGCATCACCCTTAGCAAGCAAATCAAGTTCATAAGACTCCATGCTGCCACGCATAGCCTGTTCAGCCAAAGGATTATCGGCAACCAACTGCCATTCATCAGCATAAGAACCACCGACAACAGGAGGAGGTGAATCAGAAGGCAACAACACAGCCCACTCATTACCAATACCATCCATGTCTGGAGCCATATTCCTTAACGGAACCAACACACCACGATAACCGCTATCACCAGCATCATTAATAGAAGAACGCAACCAGTCATTAAATATTTGTGTTCCAACAATATCAGAGTTATCTGGCGATACTTCGTGTGCTACAGCCTTGTTAACATTTTCAAACCAACCAAAGAAATCTTCCAGTTCATTGATACTCATGTCCTCGCCATCTAATGCTTTCTGGCGGACAATGTTATCAAAATCAATTAAACCCTGCAACAAAGCAGATTTTGCTGGACTGACCTGTTCGTACAGTTCGTCCACCTGACCCTTGGCAAAAGCATCAGCAACAACACTAGACCAAGTGGCATCTTCAATGCCCGCTTCACGCCAAGCACGATTAACAGAATCAGCAATATTTTCTGGTTCAATCAAAGTTAAAAGATTTTCGGCATCACGAAAATCAACCAACTCATTTTCTGGAATAGCAAAACCCATAATGCTATCAGGCATAGAAGAAAAAGTACCAAACTCATCATCAATAGCCTTAGTGGTAAACATCTGAAAAGGTACAGGACCTTCATCTGGCATTGGTACGGAACCGAAAATGACACCCTCACCAGCGTAACTAGCCTGCTCTTTGGCTTGAGACAAATATTGGGCACCCTCAAGTTGTGCATCAATATCAACTAATTGACCTTCAATAATTTCCCTAGAAGCAAAATCCTCTTCAGGCAACTCATCTAAAGTCTTACGCAAATAATCTTGACGCTTAGCCAAACGAACCTGCTCACGAGCAACACTACGCCCACCGCCCCTAGAACGAATAATGCGCTCAGCAAACCACTCCGCACTACGACCATTCATTTCTGAAGCATCAACGCCATCACCCATAATACGAATGTATTCTTGGCGCAAATCTTTAAGAGCAATTTCACGCAAAGCATTATTGGAATCTAAAGCAGAACGATAAGTTTCAGCCTCACGCAACAACCCACCCCACACATCGTTAAACTCTCCACGCTGTTCTTTAGACAAAGACAAACTTGCTTCTCTGGCATCTTCCAAGGTTTGGAAAACTTGATTAAGAGAAGTTTTAACTTGACTTAATTCAGATTCGGTTAAAACAGCATCAAAGAACTTTCCGTCCAAAACAGACTGAGCCAAACTCAAAACCTCATCCGTACCCTTGGCAACCGCTTCTCTTGTCCCCGCCGCACCTACTACGGTCTTAACACGCTTCTTTAAAATCTTTTGTGAATCAGTTAACTTTGCGGTAGCAATAGTTAACGACTTAACCAATCCTTCATCTTTTATAACCTTACCCAACAAAGGCATAATTGTATCTGGACCAAAAGCCATAGCCCTATCAACATAAGCAATACGACTCATTGCACGGGCAATGCTTTCAGCATATGCTTGTGCAATAACACCCAAGTCATCTTCAAACCATTTAACACCAATTTTCCTCATGGAAATTTCGTTCATTTCTTCAATAGTTCCATGAAATATTTTTTCACCCAAAAACTCTTGTTGATGAAGAATTGTTCCATCTTCAGCAGTGACAGGTTTACGGTATTTACGGTAAGATAAAGTTCCACCACCTTCTATTAGGTCACGACCAGTTAATTCTGTGCTACGACCATAACCATAAACACCAGACTTTCCTTCATCCAGCATCCAATCCTTAGCCTCTGGTGTTATACGGTGAAATAAATGGTCCTCCAAATAACCCATTTCCTGCACAACCAAACCGTAATCATCACCAAGTTTTTTTTGAGCATTAACAACTTGCATACGCAAACCATCAGCCCAAATACTGTACTCTTCTGCAACACTAGCAGCATTATCACTAACGGTAGGTGCAAGTGTAGGGTTTTCAATAACCTTATACACACTAGCCATAGTCGGGTCAATTTCCGACAATGTTCTAGCGTTTTCTATAACTTGAGATATGCCAGCAACATTGTAAGATAACTGTGTTCCATAAACACCCTTAGCCCATCGGCTTGCAGATTTCTCCATGAACTCTTGAGCAATTCCTTTGTCGTAAACATTCATTGCTGCCTTACGACCCAAGCCTTTTGTTACCAAACCACGCATGGATTCTGGTGCAGTTTTTTCTAAGATGTGCCTACCCATAGCGGTTGAACCCATAAGGTCACCTGTTTTTGCTCGTGCAGCACCAAAACTATAACGCCAAGCCTTAGCCAAACCACTACTATAAGGAACTTCACGACCAAAATATTTGATACCAGAAAAAATGTTTTCTGCTTCACGAATATGTGCAGGTATTTCAACAGGACCGTAACGAGCAATGTTCCCCAACAAAGGTTTCAACTCGGGATACTTTGATGTCTTAAGGAGCATGGTGTTAGCCAACGCAAATCGTGTAGCCTTAGATGTTGCGCTTGCTGGAAGTGTTACATATGTTGTCGGGTCAAAGAGTGCGTCCGTGGAAAATGCGGCAATAGAGTTGGCAACTTTGTTTTCCAACAAATTGCCACCAGTTTTATAAATATTAAAATCTTTAGTTTTTGATTGGCGAATAAAATCTTCCCAAGAAAAAGTTCTTTTAACACCCCTTCTGTCGGTTTCGTTACCACGCAACAAACCCAAACCATCACCAAGTTCCTGTATGGCACTATTACCAACCTGCATAAAGGGGGAAACAGCGGTGTCATAAGCCTTAAAGGCGGCACCCAAAGCCTTAGCAGGTGCAGCCACAACACTCTTAAGCAGATTACCTAAAGGACCATAAGAACTAGTTTTTTGTGTTCCACCTTGTGCGATGCTTTCGGCATCGGCAGTAGCCTTAAGGCGCTCAATAGAGTTTAAGGCACGGTTGGCACCGATAGCGGAGACAGCCTGTTTGGTTTCACGCTCTAATGCGGATTGTTCTTGTGCAAAAGTTGTTTTAGGTTTACCAGACGCACCCAATTGTCTGCCACTAAGAGCAATTACTTCTCCGTTGGCTTTAACATATATAGGGTTTCCTTCTTCATCAAATCCGTATCCTGCGGTCGGGGCAGCAGTTTGGCGTGAAAATGGCGAGCGTTGAACTGACATTATTTTCCGTATTTTTTGGCTAATGCTGCTAAGCGTGATGATTCTGCTTGTTGTGGTGTTGCTTTAACTACAGGTTTTGTTTCTGCTTTAGGTGCTGCTTTAGGTGTAGCCTTCGATGTAACCTTAGGTGTTACAACAGGTTTTTCCTCTTTTGGAAGATTACCGTAATCTGCTGTAGTACCAGCAGCAATCTTATTAGCCTCAGTAATCAACTTATCATACTCAGAACCTGCACCCGCTTCAGCCTTAGAACGCTCTTTAGCCAACTCATTCATAAAGTTTTGTTGCTCAGTAGAAATACCTGCAACAACCTCTGGCTTGCGGGCAGCCAACTGTTGCAACCCAGCCATAGTACCTTGCTGAGCAGCGTTCTGGATAGCAGAACCATAATTCTGTTGACCAATATTCAACTGGCTCATTGCCCACTTTTCTAAATCAGATGTCTGCTGAGCAGACTGCCTAGCATAATCTGTTGCTGCGGCAACCTCCGCTGTCCCCGCACCCTGAGATTGCAAAGCAGCCAACAAAGGATTATCAGCAACACTATATGTGGCTACAGGTGCACCCTGATATGCTGTGCTAGGTTGAAAGTTTGCTGCAAACTGCTCTTGAGCAGTTTTAACAGTTTTTTCAGCATTAGTAAAAGCAGTATCAACACCAGCAAGAATAGCATCATACTGCTCTTTGCTGGATGCTTCCATAGGAGCATACAGTTCAGAAATACGAGTCATTGTACGGTCTTTGATATCTTGTGCTTGAGTTCGCAAAAATGCTTCTGCTTGCCGACCAGCATTAATAGCACGGATACGCTCTTTTTCTGCGGCAGCCTTATCGGCAGCAGTTTTTGCTGCGGCAACAGCAGCATTAGCACGGCGTTCAGCATCAGCCTGCGCTTTTTTTACAGCGGCGGCATCAGAATCCATTTTAATAGTAATTGGAAGCATCTTAAGTTCATACCACGCACCAGTAGGTGCGGCACCTGTGGCTTCCTGATAAGCAAACGCTTCATCAGAAATTGCTTGAATCATCTGTTCATAAGTTTGAGTTGGCTTAGCAGTAGTAGGATAAGCACCAGTAACAGGACTAGGAGGACCAGCAGCACGACCACCAGTAGGAGGAGGTGTAGAAGTAGCAGGAGCAGTTCTAGTAGGAGCAGATGCTCTTGCCGCCAAAGCAGCAGCATTTTTTTCACGCCCACTAAGAGGACGAGATTGAGAACCCTGACCAGTTGTAGGAGTCCTTGACTCATACTTGCCAGTAGTCGGATTATACTTTAAACTCATAACAACTCCTAGTAGGCTGCGTACTGCTTCAAAGCAGTAGCAGCATTAATAACATTCTGTTTCTTCTGTAACTGTAACTGTGCCAAATAATCCTCAAGGTCAGCCTGAGCATTAGCCTCCTGCGAAACAGCCAAATTAGACTCATCCTGCAACTGTTGAGTAGTCTCACCCAAACGGTCCTGCATATCGGCAGCATAACGACTCAAACCAGCACGCTGAATACCAGACTTCACATTAGGACCAGCCAACCCACGACTACCATACTCAGCCATCTTAGGACGAAAACCTTCGGTCAACTGCTGGGTTAGTTTAGACAGTGACCTTTGTCCACGCATCTGCCCCAATTGGGCAGATTGACGGTTTGCAATAGACTGGGTTGCACGCCTTTTGCGTGCTGTAGCCTCAGCCATACCATAATCCCCATAATATGCGTCCATCATACTCATCACTATTACCTGTTTTGTTCCTTAATCATAGACTTCAAATCCTGAATTTCCTTAGACATCTTCTCCAGTTCAGACTGCAACGACCTAAAGATGCCCTGCAAGGCATCCTTATCGCTGCTGTTTAGCACGGACAAAAAGGGTGGGTTCCACATAATTAGCCAAAAATCTGTGAACCCAAAACAATATCGCCGTTATCCCCAGCCGTTGTTAAAGCCGTGACGGCGGCAGCCGCCAATTTGGTGTATGTGATAGCCCCGTCATCAATGTTGGTTCCAGCCGCAACTGCCTCAGCAAAAACTTTAACAGCGTTAAAGTTTGCGTTGACCTCAGTTGCAATAGCAGGTGTTCCGTTTGTAAATGTATTTGGTATGCTTAAGGTAGCCATATTAGCCCTTTACTCGTCTTGAATTATATTTATATCCGATACTATTGATACCCCATTTTTGACTAGAAGGACCAATAAACTCTAGTTGAACTGTTCTAGCCAATCCCAAGTTTCTACCAGTTTTAACTGTAGAACTAGCAGCACCACTAGACCAATCTTCGCCCCAGTTGCCACCCCACAACAAAGAACTTGCATTGGGGACTTGGGTTATAGTAAAAATCTTTCGCTCGTTACCTTCACCTTCGGTAAAGTCGTGGTAAACTTTTACTGTAATGTTTTGGCTAATGTCCGCTTCTTTGATAACAAAGTCTGGACGGCGAAACATTTTCTTTTGCATATAAGAACCACCATCAAACCAGCGTGTCTTATAATAAGAAGTAAACGCTGCTTCTGTTCCATCAATGTTATCTGATTCCTCAGAGTACAAATCAACTTTAAGAACATATGCTTGTGCAGGATGACACATTAAACGGTAATCGTTGTTGCTGGAATCTGTCCAGTCGCAACCACCAACCAAACCATATCCGTCAGCAGTTTTAAACTGTGTGTAAACACCATCACGGATACTGGGGTCCAAAACAAAATTAACCGTAGGAGTAGTAGCAGCACTCTCTATGGAGTACGGTACAGAAACCCACACACGCCGACCAACCCAAGACACACTAATAGATTCATGTTCGGCAGGGTTAATCTGATTTAAGTCAATAGCGGTACGCAAGTTACTAAACATGTCTATGATACTAGAACCGTTATAGTAAAACAGTCCTTGGTTATGGCTAAAGAAATAGACACCATCTTCTGACTGTGCAATAGCATGATGGCTAAGACAACCGATACGGGTTGTTAATTCAACAACCTGAAAAGTATCTGCGTCATAACCCATAATAGCGTAAACGGCACTAGGTTTGAACACAATTAATTGTCCAGCAACAACAGCCATACCAGTGATACCGTTACCACCACCAGCAACCTCAATATAGTCGTCCTCGCCCCAGTTTTCGGGGGAGTTTTCTAACGACCAACGAATCCTGTTAGGGTAATCAATGCTTACTTCTGTTGTGTTTGCAGCCCACATTTTGCTAGCATGAACAATCAAATGCTCAGCCGTAGGCATTTTGCGTTCGGAACTAGTAGGTGTTGTTTGCCAAGCGTGCGGAGCAGTACCAGATGCTGTCAACGCTGTAGCATAAGTGTCAGTGGTTTTCCACACATAACCACCGCTACCAGCAGTACCAGTAGCAAAATACATGCTATTGCCCCACTGAGCCATACACACACCATGAGGACTAGTAGAAACAATATCGTTACCACTAGAATACTGCAAAGTAGTAAAGTTGCCGCCAGTAGAACGATACACTTTGGTGCTGTTAGCCAACATAACTGTTGGTGTAGCACCACCACTAAATGAATACAGTTTTTGTGGTGACCAAGTACCAGAAACCGCTGTGGTGTTCAACCTATGTTGACCACCACGGCTAAAGACACCACCACGGGGGTCAATTTCAACATTCAACATGTCAGGCGACTCATAACTAGCCAACTGAAACTGGTCAGCACGAAAGTTTAGACCGCCAGTAAAATCAGAAACCTCACTAATTTGAATCTGACTCATTACTGATTGGCTTTAAGATTTTTGCCCATTGTTTGCATCCAACCGTTAAAGGTTGGACGACCAGATGTTTGTCCATCACTTAAACGCAAATGAGCATGACTATTAGGTTTATTAATATTCGTAGCAGCCAAAGTGACAGCCTCATCAAAAGCACGCTTATACTCACCAGACATCAAAGTGTCCTCAAGACGCTGATAAACACGGCTACAAGCATAATACACTAAAGCAAAATGCAAGTTAGGACTTGCATCAACATTGCCTTCAGTTGTAATCCAGTCAATAGGTTCACGATAAGCACGGACAACAAGAGTACGCACATTGTTCGGCTTAGGAAACAAATGTACTTTGCCTTCCCAAATAGAATAAAACAACGGGTCACCAGAAGTGTCATAAGAACCAATATAGGTTTGCTCAGCCATATCGTGACCAACCATATCTAAACGGTAACCAACATTATTGTTATCCACAATAGACACAACCTGACCGATAGGGTCAGCAGTAAAAGCACTAATAGTATATGCACGCTGCTCGGCAACCGTATCAAAAGTAAAGGTCTTTTCAAGAAAAGCCCAACGCTTCTGCAAATCCAAAATACGATAGTATCCGTCACGCAAATACAGGTTCAACAACGAATCTGGCAGGTCCTCGGCATCAAGGTCAGTAATATCCCGAACAGTTTGCCTTAGAGCGGCAGCAGTCATCTGTGCATAAGCCATTATGCGCCATCCTCAATCTTAGTAGCCACCTCAGCCAACGCCTTAGCCTGCTTTAAATGACCTGCACAGAACTGCTGTCCACGCACCTTGTTGGCACCACAGGTGTCATCGTTGCCCGTACATTTGTCGCCCCGACCAATGTACGGTCCACTTGGGGCAGCAATACGGGACTCGGCAACCGCTGATAGGCGGTAGCCAGTCTGAGGAGTGCCATAATAGGCATGGGCATGGACACTGTTGTTACTCATCATATAACCCTGAATGTTCCCTACTATTTCAGGCGATTTAAGATATCTATATAAGCCTTGGTTGAACCCTTTTTAAGAGCATCCTTACCCAATTTAAAACCTTTACCAAGACCACCAGTACCATAAGTTGCAGCCAACCAAGCAAGGTCAGATTTAGAACCCTTACCACGAAAAATGTTTTCCAACTCAGGCAAAGCAGCAAACTGACCAACACCAGATTGATTTATAGCCCCAGAAATATCACCCTTAAATAAACGGTCCCTAGATTCTTGACCAATAGTGTATTCATCAAGAGTTTTAGTAATGCTACCAATAGGGTTTTCCCTAAGGGCATTAACATCCTGTTTAATGCCACCAACAACAGCACCACCAACAGCCTTTGTTACATCATAAAACTTGGCACTAGCCTTGTCCAACCAATCCATTTTAGGTTGTTTAGGCTGATTGGCTTTAGCCTTAGCAGCCGCCCGCTGGTCGGCAGTTAAGCCTTTAGCATAGTTTTGTAAATCAGACATAGCAGGCAAACCTTGCCCATCCCTGCTATATAGTTGTTGAATACTCCAAGGGTCCACGGGCACAGGTGTGCTAGTGGTCATGGGTTTTTTAAACCGTGGAGCCATAAACTACTTGCGTGGTTCTTTAGAAGAAAACTGCCTACGCAAACCCTCAGGACTTGGCTTAACCTTCTTGGCACGAACCGCAGACCTTCTAATTTCTCGTTCACCCAAATCAGCCAACTTCTTTTTGGCTTCAGCATCAGTCATACCACGACCAGAGATTTTAACATCCTTAAGACTTTTCCACTTTTTGTTTTCGGAAGCCAAAAACTTTTTGCGTTGAGCAGGACTCATCTTAGCAACCTTTGGGTCAATAACAGACTTACGGGCATTAGCAGCCTGTGCTTGTTCCAATTTAATTTCAGAAGGAGTTTTTTCAAACTTCTTAGCAGTCTTTTTCCGTGGACCCCTAGCAGGACCCATCTTGGAATCAGCCTTTTTGATAACTGCATCAAATCTGCCCTTTGACCTTAATTCAGCCAAACGCTTTTGTGTTACAATTTCTTTCTTGGTAATACGAGCAGGAGTACTACCAGTAAGTCTTTTACCAGTTTTATTTTCAATTACTCGGGCACGCCTAGCACCCATCTGAACTGTTTGCTTAAAATCTTTTCCCTCGGTTTGTTTTATAAGTTGTTCCAAACGCTTTTTAGACCATCTATTTGCATCTTGGGCAAGTTTCAAAGACTCACGAACAACACCAAGTGAATCACCAGCACTAAGTTTTGGCAAATCATATCGCTTCTTAAAGTTTTCAAGGTCTTTCTTAAGCATGTCACGGCGACCCTGCGAACCCTTAGTTAGTTTTCTTTCAGTAGCATCAATAGTGCGTTGAAGTTTATCAACTTCACGCTCATAATATGCTCTAGCCTTTTCAATTTTTATGTCAGTAGCATTAGGTCCACCATAAGCCTCATCCGTCTTGCGGTTAGCCCTAGCAGTACCCTTAGCCCTGTTTGCCTCTGTCTTTGCTGCTTTTCTAGCAGGGGCAGTTGCTTGACGCTCAGCAATCAACTTTTCTTGTGTAGCCTTGTTTCTGGCACTGTTCGCTGCTTTGCGCTCAGCCTTAGACATTGCTTTAGCGGGGACAGAGGGAGATGCTTTAGGTGCAACTTTGGCGGGGGCTTTACGGGCAGCACCTTTTGCTGCTGCCGCAGGTTTTACACCAAGGCGTGCTAGTACGGCTTTAACAATATCGTCTGCTGAACCGCCACCCTTAGCCATTATCGTTTTCCTGATTTTACTTTCTTAGGAGACATTTTGATAAACTTTTTGACAAAATCTGCTTCTGCGCCAGCAGCAACAAAACCATACTTCTTCTTGTCCTTGTTAACAATTGCTTCTGCCTTACGAGCAGAGTTGTATTCCGTTGCACGCCTTTTGCGTGCAGCATCATACTTGTTAACATCCTTCAAAGATTTACTTTTAATTTTTTCAGCCCTGATGGCTTCCTTGTATTCTTTGGTGCCCTTCATATATGTTTCGCTGTAATTCTTTGGCTTAGAACTAATTACTAATTTTTGTCTTACACGAGGCAAACCAAATTCGTTTGGTACAATTATTTGTTTAGATTTTGGAGGTGTACGAGTTGGTATTTTGTTTACTGTAACCGATTTGGGTTTGCGCAATGCCTTACCAATAGCCTTGGCGGCATCATCAATAAACCCTTGCGGACGAGCGACACCTGTGATTGCTGGTTTCTTAGCCATTATATTATCCTTGTTTCTTTCGTAGCATACCACGCTTGCGCATGTCTGCTAATGCTTGTGTTTTTCTTTTTTTTGCTTGTTCTGGTGTTGAACCCATAGTCCCACCAATCTTTTTGGGCATTTCTTGAGCAGCACGCCTAGCATCACGATTAGGTTTTGGCATGTTGCCTCGGGTCAACTTATACGGATTCTTATATGGTTTAGGTTCGCCACGCATTACTTGTTTCCCTTTTTCTTTTTTTCATATTTTTCACGCCCAGCAATACGGCGGGCTTCCATCTCATCCTGACGCTTAGCCCAAGCAGCACTGTTAGCAGCACTCTTCTCAGCCTTAGCAGCCCTAGCAGCAGCACTGCTCTCAGCCAAATACTTGTCTCTGTTAGCCCAATGTGCAGCAACATTCATTTCACGCTTCTGCGCACGAGTCATCTTAGACGCACCACCACTAGGCTTCTTTGGTTTCTTAGGACCTTTAGGTGCAGCAGCACCAGCCTTGGGTGGCTTAGGTGGCTTGCGACCTGCACCACCAGCAGCAGTTTGACGGGTAATCTTTGGGACAGCCTTACTAGGTGCCTTACGGGCAACACCTTTGGTTTCAGCAGCCAAAGCCTGCTTGATAGCCTTTGGAGAAACAGTCATACCGCTGCTCTTAAGAGCATCGGTAATTGCTTTCATCAAATCGTCAACAGGAGGTTTTGGCATTAGTACATTTTCTTCTTTGACATCTTAGACTTAGACTTGCCCTTACCCTTAGGGTAGTTAGAGGTCTTTGTCCCCGCCTTAGGTTTAGCATCGGCATGGCTGGACAGAATCTTATATTTGACTGGCATGAATACTCCTAGATACAGAAATGGTGGGAGATTGCTCTCCCACCATTATCGGTTTGTTCCCTAATTGGGGATTATGCTCGGTAAATTGATACCGTGTTTGCAGCAGTAAATACTGCAATATACGATGCCGATGATGCTGCTGCAACCGAGAAGGTTGCTGCTACACCAACAAGCGTCACACCCGAAGCACCAGCAGTTACCACGATTGGGTGGGTTGCTGCTGCGGCGTTGACAACGGTGAAACGGAAACTTGAACCGACACCCTCATCTGTGAACGCTGCACCAAGTTCCGCACCAGTTGGTGTGGTCAAGGTACGGCTTGCCGTTG